CCTTCTTTTTGCTCAGTTTCTTTATGGCTGTCTTGATGAGGTTCTTGAGCAAATTGGCTATGATAGGTGAACCAGCCGCAGTAACAGCAATAATTGAAGTATTAACAAGAATAGGAGTGCTAGGTATCCATTTCTCAACAAAGGTTGAATCTCTGTAGATTTCATAACACTTTCCATTTTTTACAGAATGACCTATGACCACTTGTAATTTAAGGTCATTGGGGTAGCTTCCTACTGGAATGTTATCCTCAGACGGACATTTTATGAAAAACTCTTTATCTTTTTTTACTTGAGGTTTATATTCTGGTGGCTGTGGTATATCTGGTTGCGGTTGTTCTGGCTGTTTTACTGGACCTGTTGGAATAAATTTGTCAGGGTGATATTCTAAAGCCTCGAATGTTGGATAACTAACCACAGGATAATCAAGCTTTGGTTTATCAATAATGTCTAAAGTTGTTGGATATTGTTCCCATGTTCTTGTTCTGGGAATATAAATCTGTTTTATCTGTATCTGCGGTATTTCAATTCTTGGTATTTCCAAGAGGATTCACCTTCTTTGGTTCTGGTAGCTGTACAGATGGCCCTGTGAATTTTGGTATCTTATCTCCCATCACATCTGGTAGTTTATCCTCCAGACTTCCCATGATTTTGTTCTTTAATGTTCTTTCAAACTCTGGGCTTTGCATATAGCGAATTGCTACATATCCGAAAGCTGCCATTGATAATGACATCAAAAATGACAAGATAGAAATAATTTTTATAATGCGATCAATCATTTATGTTAAAAGAAATTTTGTTAAAAATGGCTATGCCTTTGACTTTGATGACGTTTTGCCTTGTGATCGGCCTAGCTCCACTGTACCTGATGGCTGGTTTGCTGACTCGCTTTTCCTCAATGCAATCTCACCAAACTGAATCCCGCCCTCAATCATTAAAATAGTTCTTGTTATTTCATCAAGTATTTTTTCAGCTTCAAGCTTCTTTTGTTTTTGAACATTGAGTTCAGCTTTCCACTCAACGATTTGTTTTTGTGTTTGTTCTATCATTTTAAACAATAGTAAGAACCTCTCCTGAGTTGATAGTGACAGTCACGCCACTATTTATGGTGATAGGGCCAGCCGCCATTGCGTTGCAAGCTGCTCCAAATGTATCACCGATTGTATAGTTTGTCGTTACTGTTTGCGAGTTCTCGAAGAAAACACGATCTGAGCCTCCTCCAGTCGCACCACCGCCACCTCCTGAGATTTCTGTGACAGTTCCATCATCTTTTTTAGTAAATAGTTTGCCTTCGTCTGTTCTTACTGCTACTTCACCAACAACCAAATCACTAGCACTTGGATCGCTGCCACTTGCATTTTTGAGTTTAATTGTGACCGCCATTTGTTTATCCTCCTAGTATTTAGTTTGATTCAATAAGTTCCCCCATTAACATCAAAACCAGATGTTGCTCCGTCTTCCAAGAATGTCACAAGGTCGCTGAGTGCTACTTGTTTCATTGTGCCATTATCGTTGCATACAAAGCGATCTGCTGTGGCCAAAGTTGTTGAGGTGGCAGCTGTGCCTCCGTCCATCAAATTCAACTCAGTAGTCGTTGCTGTCACTCCGTCCATAATGTTGAGTTCTGAAGTCGTTGCAGTAACTCCGTCCATTATGTTCAATTCAGACGTTGTAGCTGTAACACCATCTAAAATATTAAGTTCAGCTGTTGTGGCTGTGCAGCCATCTAAGATTCCTACTTCAGTTGAAGTCAAAGCAGCTAAGGCCGCCGCCGCACCAGATTGACAACCTGACAAAGTATCTAAGTCAGCGTCATGGGCCTGTATGTCTGAGCCGATGGCTAAACCGAGAGCCGTTCTACTAGCTGAGGCTGAAGTTGCACCTGTACCCCCGTCAGAAATAGCTAGAGTTCCAGTAATCGAACTTGCTGCTAAATCAACAGCTAATTCAGTTGACTCAATAACTAGACCACCATTTGACTTGAGATCAAGAGATAAAGTATTTCCAGACTTATCAAGTCCATCACCCGCCGTAACTGAACCCGCCCCAGAAAATTGAGCAAAAGCTAAATTATTTGTCCCAACTACCGCTGATCCTTTGTTAGATGTACAAACAAAACCATTGTCAGCATTGACAGTACCTTGCTCAACAAAAGTAAACATACCCGCTGCATCAGCCCCAGCAGCTAAGTCATCAGCCCTTGCTGGTGATGACCCGACTATGTAGATACCATTCTCGGACGCACTAGACTGGTCTTTGACCAACACTCGATCATTTGTTGAAAGAGATACACCATCTAAAGTGTCGCCATTATTTAGAGCAGTTGCGATAGTAATGTTTGCTGTAGTTGCGGCTACAACAGAATCTTTTATATCTAAACCTTGAGAAACACCATCAACATATGACTTACTTGCCGCATCACCATCAGCTGTCGGCGTTGCTAAGTTTGTAATCTTTTGACTGTTTAAACTTACAGATCCATCAGGAGCAGTAAATTCATTTAATTTAAGTAAATCAGCAGCAACTAAAGCTCTAAATGTAGGAGCAGCCGCAGATCCAGTTGTAGGGCCAGCTAAAATTGTATTTGCAGTTCTTGTATCTGTCTTGTTAAAAAATGCTCCAGAACCACCAACAGTGATGATTGAACTTGCTGAGGGTGGGGTAGATCCATTATCACCAAAACCATAATATAATTTCAGATCGTTTTCATTAAATGCTAATTCTGATGGAGATAAACTAGACGGCGCACCCGCACTTCCAGATGCGGCTCTTTTTTTAATTCTTATTGTGTTAGACATGGCCTAAAAATTACCTCCATTAACAAGTGTGAGTTTGGTTGTTGTGGTATCTGCTTTAAATGTATCACTACTTGAGTCGTAATACACTATAGAATCATTAACTTTATTATCACCATTAAATGTAAATCCCGCAGCGGCTGGGCCTTGTGGCCCTGCTGTAGTGATTTCAACTGTGGTGACATCAGATACCTGACTGACTGTGACAGAATTAGGGCTGCTCATGCGGTGTAACCTTCACTTATGTATAGTGTACCCTCTAAATAATAATATTTGTCGCCATCTGGTTCTGTTAATAAAACATCATATTTTAATTCATTCGGCGTAAATGCCGCAGTTTGTGTATCAGTAAGCTTGATGTCGATTGTTCCAGCAGTTCTGTTTGTATATGTCACAGCAAACGATCCATAAGAAGTTGATCTTGATTCGTCATAAACTTGAGCAGCGACAGTGTAGCCAGTCAGATTAATTGCATCACCATTGCCATCTTTAAAAGTTAAAGTCAAAGGAAAATCTGCTCTGCGTTGAACAGTAAAATCTTTTTGGGCTGGGTTAATTGCCATAATTAGTCAGCAGCTTCCGCAGTATTTCCTTCAGCTACCCATTCAAGGTACTCTTGATAATCTTTATTATCAGGGTCAAATGGAATAAACGCACCATCTTCAATTCTTTGCACAGCTTCCATTTTTCCGCCACCAAGTTCTGTTGGTCTGTCAGCTAGTAGTTTGTAAGTAAATGCCATAATTAAAGTTCTGCACTAAAAATGCTACCTGTACCCATTCTAGGTGTTCCACTGTTTGTGAAAAACCTTGAGGCATAAGTGCCACTTTCATTGGAGTCATATCCACCAATATTAAGAGCATTTACTTGAGTAACAGATGGTTTTGCTCTCATTGTAGTGGGGTGGTCTATGTATAAATGTACAAATTGGCTGTTTGGTGTGGTTCCTTGATAACTTTGTGGTAAAACAAACAAATATCTTTCACATAAAGCAAGTTCCTGACCGATTGACCTAAATTCAAAATCGCTTGCTACACTACCGACCTCTAATTGTAGTCCTGTAATTTCTAAGGTCGCATCATTTGTTGTGTACCACGTAGAAGTATTATCTTTCATTCTTGTTGAGTCTGAGTATGCTTGCCATGCGTTTTCTGTAACAGAATTATTTGTGCCGTCTGTTCCCCAAAAAGCTACAATATTTATTTGAAAGCCATTACCATTATCATCATCAATCTGAATATTAGAATTACCAGAAACTGTTTTTGTTATTTTTGTCCAAGTATCAGCACTTAGAGAACCTGTATCAAAAGGATAATGTTGCTTTGTGCCATCTGAGGTTCGTAAATATCCTTTAAAACTTTGTGCAACACTTGATTTTATCCAAAACGATAAAGTCACAAAACTTGATGATGAAGTATAATTCCAACCACTTTGAGCAATATTTTGTGCCTCAATACCATGTTGAATAGCTATATAGTCATTGCTACCAGCACCGCTTGTTTGATTTCCGTTTGTTATTTTTAAAGCCTTTCTAAAACCAAGAGAGTAAGGTGTAGTTCCACTAGCCACATCAACTTGTGCTTGCGTTGGTGCTTCATCAGTTCCATTATAAAAATTGTTAAACATATCAACAGTGTGTATGCCGCTTGATGTAGATGACGAACCCCGTTGAGCTATAGTCATTGCTCCATTGATTGTGAGCCGTCTGTTGCTTAAGTTATTAGTAATATTGGCAGAACAGCCACCAGAAGAACTATCAATCGTGATAGCTGCTGTACTAGCTCCTGTTCCTTTTATACTGTTGACTTTAAGTTCTGACATAATTAACTAGGCTTTGGGTTGTCTGATTTTACTTTAGCGATATGATCTTTCCATTTTGTAGTACCATTTACGCTGTCCCAATACTGCATGTCCATTTGTTCTTGCAGACTAACATATTGTATGGCTCTTTTCCTTGAATATTCTAAAGCTGCATATTCAGCATCTAGTGTTACCCTTGCAGCGTCAATATTAGATTGAACAAGAGTTACTTCTGATCCATCTTCTTTATACGCTTTATTGTTATCAATAGTGACAACATCAGGATATGCTTTTCTTACTGCGTCATAATCTAAACTCATGCTACCACCTCAAAATAAGTAACTACAGCCCTATCCTGTATGGCTTGTATAATATGATTTGACCCACCTGCTGTACATTGTATAGAAAGTTTATAAGTCGGATTAGTTTTTGCAGGGCTATGATAAAAACCTGCACCTGCAGCCATTTGGCAATAATGAGTGGTTGATGATTGTAAGGTCAAACCTCCATGAAAAATCTGAAAAATTTGATCACTACTTTGAACAGAACCTTCATATAACTTTATATGAACTCTATTTTCATAATTATCACTTTGCGAAATAAATCCGCCAGTTATTAAAATAAAAACTTTATTACTACTACTCGATAGTGTTAAATCAGCATCAAAATCAGAAATGTGTTGTGCTGAAGTTGATGAAGTACTAAAATTGCTTCCAGTTCTAATTTTACTAACAACTTGTAAAATATTCCCTGCTCTATTAACTGTATCAATAGTCGAATCTGCATTACTAGGCAACAATAATGTCCGATCAGCAGCAGGGTTTGAACTAGGTGCAGCTATTATTACACCATTTCCACCGCTATGTTTTAGTTTGATTTGACTCATGCAGCCTCCAATGCAGCAACTTTAGTTTCCAAAGTTTCTATTCTTGTTTGTGCTTCTTGCAAGCACTTAAATGCTTTCATGTAAAGTATAGAGTACTTCAACTCTTTTGTAACTGTACCCGCTTCTGTTTTAACGCCATTTTCATCTTCATTTAAATCATTAATATTTTGAACCAAGCTTGGACAAACTGCTTCAGCTTCTTGTGCTACTAATCCCAATAGTTTTGTTTTTGTATCATCTTCTTTAAAATTAAAGTTTCTTACTTTTAAAGCTTTCACATCATTCCATTGAGATTTTGCATCAACAATATTTTCCTTAAGCTTTATATCTGATAAAGAACCATAAGAATTGTTTGTATTTTGAACATTGCCATTTCCATAGACAACAAATCTACTTGTTGATTCACTATTTCTTGTACAACTTATATGTCTATAATTCGTGTTGTTGACATTAGCTACAGCAGCAAGTTCAAGAGAATATGTATAGGCTGGACTTGCGTTTGAATTTATAATTTTAAAATCATAACCATTTGAACTGTTACACATAAAGCTAGTCCAATTAGTTGACTCATTGTATGTAGAAGTTGAGTTTTGCTGTCTTACTCTTAAAGTACCATTATCTCTTATGCGTAAACGTTCAGTTTCATCCTCAGACCTACAAATTATTTGATCTGTGTCTATAAATGTTGTATCATCATTAGTTCTTACAAGACAGCCACCTTCGCTATTCCGCAATTTCAAGCTTGCTTCAGATGAAGCATCCCGAAAAATGTCTAGTAAAGGTGCGGTTACTAATAAGCTACTAGCATCTAATTTTGCCTTAGATGCTCCACCTATAGATAAATCTATTGCTGCGTCTCCATAAACTACACCAGTATCAACATCATCCCCTGTAATTGCTGGGGATGCTATTGTATTTGTTCCATTAATTTTTATTGCCATTATTTACTTACGACCCTCCATGTTTTTATTTAAGTTTATTATATACATTTTTATACTATAGTCCATGTTTCTCCAGCACCAACTGTAACTGTAACACCAGAATTAATTGTAATAGGGCCAAAACTTCCAGCGTTTTTATTGTTTGTTATTGTATAACTGCCTGTCACTGTCTGGTCATTTTCCCAGAAAATTTCATCACCATTACCGCTTGCCCCACCACCAGCAGCCCCCCATGATAGAGTCCCAGAACCATCAGAAATAAGAGCATAACCATTTACAGGTGAATCTGTTGCTGGCAAAGTTAGCAAAACATTGCTTGCTATTGTTGCTGGTGCTTGAAATCCTATGTAATGAGAACTGTCAGAATCAGCAAACCTTAAATCTGTCTGTGCTTGCAAAGTCAAACCATTTTGATCGAAAAATGCTTTTTCTGTTCCGCTAAATGTGAGGCCAATTTGATTGCTGCCTTTTCTAAATAAACCTGTTGTGCTGTCGCCAAAATGAACAGATGGTGCTGAAGCTGAAGCGTTTGACAAACCAAGAACACCAGTTAAAGTGCCACCAGTCAAAGGCAAAAGCCCTAAATTTGTTTGACTTACATTTCCAAGTGTTATAAATGCTGAGTTAGCAGCGTTTCTTATCTTTAGTAAATTAGTATCTGAATCAATGTGAGGCTGAAAGGCTGCGAGGTTTGCTGTACCAGATGGATCTCCTGACGCACTATTAAGAGTTCTTAAAGATTCAAATATATCTTTCATTGCTGTTCTTACAGCAGCCCCTGTTCCGTTAGCTGGTGAAAAATTACTAGATGTCTCTTTGCCAGTAGAATTAACTCTTGCCATTTAATTAGCCTCCACGCCCATATCCTACCGCTGAATAGCTGAAATTTCTATCAACTGCGGCGTTTGATGAATTTTTAAATGTTATTCGGAAGCCACTCCCAGTGATGTTGGTGATCTCGAAAAAGTCCCCACTAGCCATGTTCTGAGCAGTGATACCGATACTAGGTGGATAAGCTGACGCACTGCCTCCGATTGCTGAAGTTCCTGTGAAGAATGGGGCGGCAAAAACTACGTCTTTGGCCCCTGCCCCTGACGCAATTAAACTTGTGCTTTGCTCTGTTCTTGCCTGTAAAAAGGCATCAACACCAAGCTCTGAAATTAATATATTTTCGTTGGTATCTGTTGTCTCAAGCTCTGCCTTGAAATCAAACGCCCTAGCTCTAAATGTTCCACTTTGAAATTTATTATATGAGCCATAAGTAGGAGAACCAGAGGGATCATCTGTAGTTGTTCTAACAAGTAAAGCTGCATTTGTTTTCTCAGCAGCTGCTCCGTCAAATGAAACGACTGCATCTAAATCTGGAATTGCATCAAATAATGTTGACACATTTTCAGATGTACTTATTAAATGAGATTTTATTTTCAAAGAAAAAGTAGCTCCAAGATCCAAAACACTTGCAAAATTATATGAGCCTGTTGCATTTGAGGCTGGATCTGAAAGTTTTAAATTATTGCTTGCAACTGTTGTATTTGTTCTTGTACCAGAAAAAGCTGTTTGCTCTCTTATTGATGGCAAAGATAGTTCTTCTCTAGTTGTCGGAACTGTAAGAATTACAGAGGTATCACCAGCACTAAAACGTCCACCTAAATCACGAAATTTAAGGACATATTCTCCAGCTTTTGCGGGAACTATCGCCTCTGTTGAAGCTCCACTTAAAGCTTCAATCAAATCAGTTGAATTAGAAAAAGTACCAGACCCATCTGTTCTGGGAGAATGTCTGATATAAACCTGTCCTCCGAACTTAACGTCAAGAGAGGTAGTTTGAGTCCATCTGAGTCTGACCTGTTCGTCATTTATGGGTTCAAGAGTAAGATTTTGAACATTTTCTGGAAGCTCTGTTTGTCCAACAGCTGTGAATTGTAAAACTGCTGGGTTTGCAGATGGTTGATTTAAAGCATTGTAGGAAAATACTCTAAATTCATAGTCACCCTCTTCAGTATTTAAAATCTCTAAATTACTTGAAGTTGTCTCAATTTGTGTAAAATCTCCGTTGTTATATCTGTAATAAACTCTATATTTACTTGCACCTCCTACGTTTTGCCAATCAACAATGATTTTAGTAACTGCTCTGTTATTAATTTCAACAATTTTTTCCTCTGCCCTTAATCCTGTTGGTGGTTGCTTGACTTCAGTTAGAGTGCTTATATTTCTTGTAGGCAAAGCCTCACCATCTTCAACAAAAGCATATTTACCAGCATCATGGCTTAAAGCTGTAATTGTATATGTTTTGTTGTCATTTTCTTTGACATTTATAACACGCCAAGTTGTTGTCTGTAGTGAAGTTGTCTCTAAAATATAGGCTGCGTTAGGGTTTGGATCTGTAGAAAAGGCTGAAGTTATTGTCAAAACATTGTCAGATATTGCGTCAATACTCTTTGTTTCTAGAGTATTATCTGGCAACATACAAGTGATTGTCGGGTTTGCTGTAATAGCTGGAATATCAGTATTAGCAGAGTCATCTAAAGTGATAGTCAAATTACTTGCACTTTTTATTTTTCCACCCCTTCTAACACCAGCTTTCAGAGAATCTGATATTTCAATAATGTCGCCACATCTGACTGTTACTCCAGCATCTATAGTTGTCGTAAAACTAACCGACTCTCCTGAGTTTTGTTCATTGTATAAAAACCATTTACCAAGCCTTCTGGCCTGACCTCTTGAAGTTGTACCGAAAGCTTTTAAATTTTTTTCTACAATCCCATATTTTGCCTGTGTTGCCGCATCAGCTTCTATTCTTTCAACATCAATATCCTGAGTAATCATGTCAAAGTAAGAGATATTTATAACAGTGTGTCTAGTTTTTAAAGATGACCCTGTATATAAAAACCCATCTTCCGTAACTGAAGCATTGGTAAATATAAAAATAGGATCTTTTGGAGAATCTTGACTTATAGAAATACTACCCGCATTGTAAAAAGGCATGACTCTCATCACAGAGCAAAGTTCGTTGATAAGGTGAAAGGCCTCCTTAGCTTGAGTGATATTTGCGTTTAATGAGAAGCGTGGCTCCGTACCTCCGTCACCATCATCAACTTGCTCTCCACAATATTCACTAACTGTTTTAAAAGTAAATTTATTTAAGCTGGTTTCTGGAATTGAACAGCCATATCTTGTGTTTGATAAAACATCATACAAAATCCAAGCGGGATCTGTTGTCCACTCTTTATCTGTTTTAAAAGTGCCGTTGAATGTTCCTGAGTATGTAATTGACCCATCAGCCAAACTAACAGTTGCATTATGTGGAACTTTTACTTTTATACCTCTGAGCCTAAAACGCCTTGAGGGTATTCTTGGGAACTGTTCTGCATTTAGTCTCAATGCAACATGAGCAGTATTTGGATATGCGTTTTGCTCAAAAATTATATTAGTTGCAGTATGAAAAGAAAAAGCATTGACTAACTGAGCATCTGTGCTGTCAGCAGTAATTCTTTCAACTCTTACTTGTACTGGAAATGAAGTGGTAGAGGTAAAGTTAACGATATAATCTCTGAAATATGCGTTTGTTGATCGACCTTTTACTGTGTCTGTTATTGCTGTTTTTGTGGTTCCATTATTTTCAATAGTTTTTATTCTTAATTGAACTTCTGTACCATTTATATTTCCATCACTTTCAAACTTTTGCAAAGAACCAAATCTTAAAGTAACTCGAACAGCATTGATATTACTAGCAGAAACTGTGTGAGTGACAGGGGTAGATGTTGTTACAGTTGTACCAATACCGACCTCTGTTTCCACATTCTTAATGCCTTCAATAAATGTTTGACTTGCTGTGCCAGTTCTAAAGTCAAAACCTACATTTTTAAAGTTGAAGTCAGTATCATCTGGACTTTGTGCTTTTGCCAAAAACTGAGCGTCATTTAATGTAGAACTAATATTGAGAATAGGTGTTTTATTTAAAAATATATCGGTCAAAGCTGCTGTTTTATAGGCTGCATTATCTGTTGCAATACCTCTTTTGTGTGCAGTCGCAAAGCCAGCAATTTGTCCTTCTGAAATAATCTCAACAAGAGTATTGAATTGCTTGCTAGAAAGTGCATCTGATGGCAGATCAGGATTATTAAAAGTAGTATTCTGATCGAACTCTTGTATGCTCATTCGTTAGACCCCTCAACTTGGACTGTATCAACTCCATTTGAAATAGTAATAGATCCTGTCAGAATTTCTCCAAAAACTAAGTTAACTGGAACGCCAGCCCGACTAATATTTGTCAGCCCTGTAAATGAATAGTTACTTGCCAAAGCCGCTGGATCAAATTCGTCCATGCCGCTTGATGGATCTCTTGAGGGTGCTGTAGGTGAAAGCATTTCTGTAATACCTCCAATAATCATTGATGTGCCAACAGATGTCAAAACTGTAGTTGCTACAGTTGCTAGTAGTTTACTTCCCAACAATGTTGCTCCAACCTTACTTGCTCCAAATTTAAACAAAGCTCCCAAACCTAAACTAAAAAAGAAATTACCATGAGCCAAAGGTATTATCTGTATGTCAGAGTCTGTTTGCATATTTAATAACTCTTCTGTGACAGTAATATCTCCACAGTTGATCGCATAATGCTGTGTCGCCATATGTTTCTCTATACCTTTAAAATTGCAAGCTAAAAAGCTTATCGCTTCAATCGGACTATTAACATCAGCTTCAAACTCTGCCTGACCAACAAATTTTCTTAATCTTCCATATACTTTTATTTTTTTCATTGTTTTTCTGGCTCTATCATTATCATACTTTCTGTGAAAGGATCTACAAGGTAAAAATCAACGTCTAAATGATTGCAGCTAGTGATGTCTGCCTCGCTAAACTTTAACTCTCCATCAGGGTGGCTGTGTACGATACCAACAACCTCTCCCTGATCTTCATAGTAAGCCCAGTCATTAGGGTCGATAACAAAGCTGTATTCTGGATTATCTCTTACAAGATTTCTGCAAGGGCCATAAAAAGTTTTTTCTTTTGTCTGTATTATCATTCCACAGCACTCATGAGGGTGGCATTTATGTGCGTGTAGAAAAGCAGATTGCCTCCAAGAATCAGTCATCAATTTACAAATGTGCCTACTGCGGGAAAATCAGTTCTTGTGACTTGTCTTGCTGGGACTCTTTTGTTTTGCGTGTCATTTGCCGCTGTCAATTCAAACTGTACAAGGTTTCTGCTTTCTGACATTTTGCGATCTATTACATATATTTCTTGAGGCAGTTCATTTGAGTTTGGTGTTCCAAAAGGATTGCTGCCACTGCTGAAATTTGCATCATCAAGACTGGAAGCAAGCACCAATAATCTGGTCACTGTTGCACCTAGCAAATCATTGTGTGGGGTTGTTAGATTTACAATAATTAGCAGATCAGTAACTGATAATACTGCTCCACTTCTTGAGATCCCACCTAAATTACTCATTGTCAGTTGTGGTCTTGGGATTTGACCTTTGCCAGAAAACTCAAAGCCTTGAGCATCAATAGGAAACTTTTGATATGTGTTACCCTGCCAGATAATATTTGCATTACTATTCATACTTGTTCCAGCATGAAATCTGAATATAGTCGGCACACTATCTGGATTTCCTGTTGCATAATGAGTACCCTCTACAAGTTGCAAAGTAAACAACTCAATCAAAGAGCTAGGGTTCAACGATTGTAGTTCTGAAATAGGTATTGCCATTATGGTTCTGCTACCTGTTCAAAAGCTAAATTCATAATCACCCGATCTGATAAAATCGCAGTTCTGGATCTTCTTGTGCATACAAATTTCAATGCAGATGAGTGATGTGGTGGTGTGAAGTCAAAACTTGCCTGATCGTCAAATCTTGCATCAAGAAAAGTATCAATCGTTGTTGCATCTGCGGTAGAAACATTAAATGTCAAAGTTAAGCTTATAAGTCTTTTATTTGCTGGCAAACCAAAAACCAAACGCTGTTGGTAGCCATCACCTAGTTTTACAACAATATTTTCCTGATTTACAGTTTCTTGTGTTGCATATTGAGGACTGATAGAGGGAAATGTGGCCATTATGCTAATAATCCTCCAACACGTTTCTGCTTGATTAGTTCTGATTGTATAGCAGCGGCAATTTGTTGTCCAAGTTCATTACCATCAGCAGATGAGCCACTGACAGCCGATCCTGTAGCGTCCACGCTAACAGTGATGTTATTTACAACTGAATCTCCACCACCCATTGCATCATTTGGCACAATAGTCCCTGCAACTTTGGGAACAAATAATTCTGGCCCTCTTTCACCAACAATCGAGGCTTTTCCTACAGGTGGCCTTCCACCATCTGCAAACAATCCTCCAAGAATACTGCCAAGAAATCCTCCAAGTCCTTTTTTCTCTCCACCGCTTGCACCCTTACCAAATGCCTCTCCAAAGCCACCTATAAGCTTGTCTAGTTGTGCATCAATGATTTTGTCCCTAATACGATTGAGTACGCCTGTCATGGCCTCTCCAAATGATTTAGCACCAGTTATAGCGTCCCTTAGATTGTTTTTTATACTGCCTTCGATCTCTTCACCTACTTCTGTCATTTTTTCTTTTAGTTTCTCAGTTGCCTCTTTTTGTTTGTTAATTAATTCTTCTGACTTTTTATGCTCTTCGTTTTGTTTTTTCTTTTCTTCTGT